CTTTGCTATGGATCACAACAAAGAAACTGAGACTGAGGGTGCACCCGTTGCGTATGACGCAGGGCGCATCCTCCGACGACTGGAAGGCGAGACTCCCGATACTAAGCTTTCTCTCTTTACTGCTTTGCAGCGCGGCCCTTTGACCGCACAAGCAGTGTTCCAAGAGAGGACGGAGATTGATGTTCAAGTTAATCTCTCATCTGAAACTAAGTGTCGAATTCCTTTTATCGAATTTTCCCTGCTCACCGAAGATGGAGTGAGCGATTTGGCCAGAAAGCAGCTTGAAGAACTGCTGAGCGACGCGCGGGAACGCGCCGAAGCTCTGTGCCAGTCTATCCTCGATGCCTATTGGATCTTGGAGGGGAAGGTTCTCTCTCAGCACACGCTCGATAACTGTGCGTGCTGCTATATCTTCCTCGATTGCTTTGGCTACCTCGAAGAGTGGTTTAAGTTCCAGACCACTTACTTGAGTGCCTTAATGCTGAAGCAGATCGAGCTTCCTGATGTTCCCAGCTACATCACTAGACCAGGATTCGTCGCGGGTGGCGCCTTTTACCGCACCATGCGACAGATGCTCACTAAGCTCATCCTGACGGACCACGTTAAGTCTTGGGCGGCGACTCTCGTCGCTCTCAAGCGTGGCGCACTTCCTCTGCGACCTGAAAAGGTAGCGGAATCTCTCGAGAAGCATCGTGTGACTCTTGAGAAACCATCTTCGTCCCTACGAATTGATAACCCTCGTCGTCCTCGTGACATCGTTTATGATGCACTTGAGGAGATCGTTGAGGTTGTGTTCAAAGGGGCAAGTCCGGTTAATCTTAAGTCACGCATGCCTTCGGTATCCAGCCACTATGGTTGGTCGAGGGCTGAGGGAGGTGCTTTAGGCCGTATTGCCTCGCTTGTTAGACGCGAGTACGGTTTTCTGTCAAAGAATGAGCAAGAGCTCGGTGGCTACGCGGAAAGATCTCCAGCCGCAGCCGCAAGCAACAATGGACCGATCGAGTTACCGCTTTATGTTCCAGCGTACTCGTATTGCTTAGCCGATCTAGTCTTAACCGAGGCTTTGAAGGAAAGTCTCGATTGTGATGTGCACGTTGTCCTCGAGCCGATGAAAGCTCGAATCATCACCAGTGGTCCTCCCCTGAGGTACCACATATGCCGTCTCTTGCAGAAGATTGTCCACGGTACTATGAGGCAGAGACACGAGTATCAACTCATTGGCGGTCCCGTAAGCGAGGAAGTTCTTAATAAGAATTTCGCTCATCTTTCGAGCTACCATAAGAGATGGTCTTTTGTGTCCGCTGACTATAGTGCCGCGACCGATAATCTGGACGGTATGCTTTCAGCACGTGCCACGGCCTTGATCGCTGAACGATTAGGCCTAGACGATGAGGTCAAAGAGATCTACCTCAAGTCCATGACTGACCACACGCTCCATTATCCTGAGGAGTTTGGTGGTTTCGTCTCTAAGCAGAATACCGGTCAGCTGATGGGTTCCCCATCAAGCTTCCCTATACTCTGTTTAGTGAATATGGCTGCGCTGTACGCTGCTTGGAATAAGTACTCGGTTTCCAAGTATGGTGAGATTGCGACGTACCAGGGAATGTTGCGCGAATTGCGACCTCTTGTGAACGGAGATGACCTCCTGTTCATTGGTCCCGAAGACTTCTACGGCATGTGGTCTGACTATGTTGCCGATTGTGGACTTAAGAAGTCGCCCGGTAAGAACTATATCAGTTCGAGCTTTTCCGTAATCAACTCGACCTTCTTTACTATGACCTTTGAGGACATGGGATTGAAGTTCAGTGATTTCGGTACCTTTGCGCGCGCGAAGCGTGTGCATTGGGTTGGCTCTGGCCTTATTAAGGGTCAGGCTCGTGTTCTAGCTGATACTCGACGCCCTAGTGGTGCTAGCGTTGAGACGGTTGTGGAGGCAAATGTTGATTTTGGACAATTGCGTTCTCAACTCGATTGGGTTCTTAACTGGGAAGAGGGTCGCGAGGGGCAGCGTGATCGCTGCCTTAAGGTTTGGTTCAGGAACATGAAAACTGTGTTGATGTCGCAGAAACGATCTTGGCGTCTTCCCGTTTGTCTCGGTGGCTTGGGGCTTCCTTTAGGGGGAGCAACAAGACCACAACTCGTGCTTGCGAATTTGATCATCAAGACTTTTAACAGTCGTTTGAGTTCACAATTCATGGCCAAGCCAAAAGTTGGTAATTCTACCACTTTGGCCCAGCTGCAGGCAGAGCGAGATTTCGCGGAGAAGTTTGGTATGAGACGATATGTTAAGGAATATCTTCCTTATTCTATTGTCCGTGTTCCCGGCGGGGTTTCTCGAGAGAGGGTGGATTATGAACCACCTGCTCCTGAGGACCTCGAGGGAAACATCTATGCCGATACCTTTGACCGTAATGCGATGATTCCGACGGTATGCACAATGAAAGCCCATGACCTCAGTATTTCTCCATTCGTCGTTGGATTGACGATGTTGGAGTCCGCTGAGACCCAAAAGAAGCTTTTCAATTTTGACAAATCTCTGATGGACGCCATTAAGGCGTTCAATGGAGGTCCTGTCGATATCGAAGAAGCTGTCAAGTGGTCGGGTACCACGTGCTGGAGTGGCTCGGGAACGAGCCATTTCCTACCGGATCCTAAGTTTTCACTCAGTGTTGGTGTACTACGCACTGAAATGAACCTATGCGCGTCGACTTGGCTAGGATGCTCTCCACGGGGGAGCGCGAAGTCGGAAAGGAAGGAAAATGAGAGAGATTACCAAGTGCCACACAGTGATGTGTGCCTTGTGTTTTAAAGGAAGAATCTCGCCGGGTGAGAAGCGTAGTTCGTGACTTGATCAATCACGTCCTGGTTGCCTATCACCAGAACCACGGAGTTAGATCAACTCCTACCGTTAATGAACGACGGTAACCCAC